TGAGGATGGCACGTGACGCAGTGTAGCCTGTCAACAGCTTCACCAGCCGGGTGCGCTGACTCTTCTTGTCCTCGGCCATTGCCTGGGTGCTCTTGATCCAGCTGGACTCGTCAAGCACGGCAAATACGCGCTTCTTGAAGAAGGAAATGAACCACTTCACGGTTGAAGGAAGATCATCGAACTCCGCAAACTTCTTGCCCTTCAGCGACCCGGAAAAATGTTGTGTCGGCACTATCAGATACTTCATTTCATATCCTTGTTCATATACACCGGTTTTTCGCACGGTTCCTGCCAGTCCTTACCAAGCTGTTTGTGTACGGCCTTGTGGCATTTTCGGCACAGCCAGATGACATCCAGCCAGTTCTCCGGCTTATACGACCAATGGTGCGCTTCCATGTGTTGCCTATCATGCGCAGTGTCGCAACAGTGACACCATTCCGGCTTCGTGATGCGGCCGTGACGCACAGCATAACGAACAGCCTTCTTGGCTGCTGCCTGGTCTGGCCACAGCTCGTGGTAACGCTTACTCATATGCACGATGCCTCCACCGAATGCTCGAACTTTGTCGGTAGCACGATTGATCTTGTCTTCATAGACACGATTTCGTCTGCGGTGTACAGCACGGTTCTATTGAACCGCTTGTCCCATGCCAATATCAGTATCTGGTAACGCAGATGCTTGCGATAGAACAGCGGCTGTGACTTCTTGAAATCAATCCTGCCGTCAGCATCAGAACACTTGAACTCCACGAACAGTACCGGCGCTACCTGCGATACGCGGATGGTATCCGGGAAGCCAGGTTCTGTCTGGTCAGTTTCAATGCAAAACCAGTCGTAGGAATGTTGCAGAAAAGAGAGCTGTTTGATGACTGCGGCCTTGTATGGAGTTTCCCCGATAAAAGGCCCGTCAACTAAGCCGCTGACCACGGCAATCATACCTTGCCCCGCTGGGTGTCATCGAACAGACCGAGCTGCTTGGAGTAGTCGTTGACGACAACCGGTACGCGCTGCCAAAGGTGCGGCTTGCGCACGAACTCCTCCGCGTGCCGAAGAGTGGCTTTTTCTTCTGCCTCCCGTTCAATGGCCTTACCCATCAGGTCTTGGTCAACGATCTGAGCGATCTTGCCGTCGATCAGGCTGTCAAGGATTTTCGGGTTCAGGGCGTCCAGCTCCCAAGACGCACCGCCGAACATCTTGATGTATGCGTCGGCTCGGCTGTCGGTGATCTTGGCCGGATTGGGCGGCGGGCTGTACTCCTCGATCTGATCCATGTTCAAGGCGATCCGGTCGATGGTGAGGCCAAGCTCCCCGTGGCTGAACTCGACAAGCCGTTCCTCGATGTCACGGGTCATGTCGATGCCGGACGGGTCGTGGTCGCCCAGATGGATGACGGTGACTGGCCGGCTGCAGCCGTTCGACTTGTCGATCAGCCGTTGGGCAGCGTTCCACATCTCGGTCTGGCTGGTGTAGCCACGGCAGGAAAAGCAGGGCACGTCGTGCCGTCGTGCTACCTGCTCTACGACACCAATCAAAGCGTCCTTCTCGCAGTTGTGTGTGACAAATGGTACGCAGTAGTCATGTGTTTCTTCTACCTCGAAGTTGTAGACCATGCCTTTATAGATGGACGGTACGACCTCTCTGACTGGCACAAGAATGCGGTCTTTCTCGACCCGCATATGGTTAAAAGCTACGCCTGCATCAGCTACAGCAGCAGAAGAAAAACCAAAGTCGTAAGCAAGCTCTATGGCACTTTTACCAGATACCGACACACGGTAGGTTGGCTTGCCATGATCTTCGACCGAGTAGATAGCTGCTGCGTAGCCCAAGTCGAGTAGTATTTTATGCACAACACGCAACAGATTACGGCTTCTTGATGATACAGTTATAGCATTTCTTGTTTCATCATTAAGGCACCCATCGCCAAGAATGTAGTATTTAACTACTTCAGCTATGTGTTCTCGTCTTCCCTGGATTATCCAGGTCGGTAAGTATTTATTAAAAGCACCGTTGCCGAACCATTTTGCCAACCATCGAGCAAGTGAGGCGTTGTATAGGTAAACCTGTGTACATCCTCTGCCGGCGGCAGTGCTGGTGCTGATACCGCTGCGCTGCGCCCATGCGGTTATCAGTTCAACAAGCTCGCTCGACTTGTCTCCTATAGTGAATTGCGCAGTTCTACCATCGCCACGCACACAACCTTCTGCGAGGAATAAGCCGATAACGCGGTAGAAGTCTATACCTACATCGATGGTAGCCGGCCGTTTTGACCTCGATGTTTCCGGCATCGCCGGTATTACCGTGTCAATTGCGGAGCTGACTGCGCGGGGTACGATCAGCAGGTCAAACTTCCCGATTTCATCGGCCCGCACCCATACAGGCTCCTCAGAGTATTTTCTTTTTGCACCTTTACCGGGGCCGGCCACATACACCATGAACCGATGATTTCCAGTCACAGTGACCGGCTCAAGGCCAGCGCCCTTGATGGTGTAGACCATGCCCTCATGCCTGTGTGCCTTCGGTGCAGACACAGCGCTGAACGTTCCGTTTGAGGTCAGCACGTTGTCGTCAATTCCAACATTTTCAATAGGAATGATGCCTTTGTCCGTAGTTACTGGCGTTCCCGGCAGGAAGCACCAGACCTCCACGTAGCTCGGCTGGTCTGCCCACAGGTCAATGTGGTACTGGCTGGCCGATGCTGCGATGATGTCGCCGGGGGTTTCCCAGACGCTACGGCGGCGGATGTACCGGGTGCGGTCTTCGATGGCGTACCAGTCGATGAGGCCAGCCAAGCGAGCGTTAGAAATCAGCTCGCCAATGTTCTTGTAGCTCCGCTCGTTGTTGGGGATCACGCCGCGAGCGACAAGCTGGTAGTACACCTGGCGCAGTGTCAACGAGTACCCGGCCTTGTCATACTCATCGATGATGGAGTTGATCTGCTTGACCAGCGCCATGCCGGCCATCCTGATCTTGATTTCGCGGTATTTCATTATTGGCATAGGTTACTCCATGTACCCGACGGGGCCAAAGACTTCCGGCCACATCGTGGCGCACTCGGTATGAAGCGGCTTCATCAGGGCCTGCATTTGGGGGTGGGCAGACTTGTCATCACGGAGACGGAAGATGGTCATCCACTCGCGGAAATTGGCCGTGATGACGATCTCGGTCTTGGTGCTGTTGTTCAGCGCCTGGCGAGCCTCTTGGGGCGTAGAGCCGAGGCGGAGCAGGTTTTTGTAGGAAGTCTCCGCCTGGGAGCAGGCGATCCACCAGGCGTAAGCCGGGGAGGCCGGCAGGGCGCGGTCGGATCGCATCGCCTTCTCCAGGTCGTCCAGTTGTTCCTGGGACACCCAGTACGGCCGGATGTAGGTGACACCACCATTGGCGTCACCGTAGCCCACGTAGCGGGTACTCTCCTGCGCGAAGCTGGCCAGGCGGTGGCGCACCAGCTCATGCGAAATACCACGGTCCGTGATGAAGCGGACGCTCAAGCTGGCGTGCTCGATCATGGCGGTATGACCGCGCCTGACCAACATTCGCACAAACTCGCCGGCTGAATCTTCGGTGATCTTGTCCTCGGACTTGTAGCAGACCCGACCGACGCGCTCGATGGTGCGCAACGGGTCTGGTGTGAACCACTCAATCTGGTATACCTGCTCGATGACCTTCATGCCTGACCTCCCTGCGCGGACTGCAACCGCTTGATTTCATCTTCGATGTACCACCCGGCTTTCCGCAGGTCTTCGATGTGCCTGTCCGGGTCTTTTTTTCCTGCCCGCCACAGGTACTTGATGGCGTTGCCAATGTTGAAGTTCATCCGCCGCACCACCACGATGCACTCGACAGGCTTGCCGCAATGGTCGCAGCACGGACCATCGCTGTAATGCCGGGGATGGTTCACTGGGTCACTCATTCTTCCTCCAATTCTTCCTCGTCTTCTTCACCCAAGGCGTCGAAGTCGATGTCATCGTCTTCAGCATCTTCGCATGGAACATCGGTCTTGTCAACTATTTCCACCTTGCCCGACAAAAGTTTCTGGCTGATCCGTTCAAGCATGGCCTCGACAGTTTCGTTGAACAGCCCTGTTTCCGTGTCCTTGGTCTGGCCGTCGGCGTCTGCCCAGTTCGGGCCGGCCTCCGGGTCGGCATTGATTGGGATGTCAAGCTTGACCGCAGAGCAGAAGAAAGACTGCAGCGCCAAGACGAGCGCGATGCCTTCAGGGGTGATCGGGACGCTGAAACCGCCTTCGTCATGCACGGTCAGCAACAGGGTAATGACCTCGGCCGCCGGGGACTCGTCGAATTTTATCAAGGCGTGCTTCATCATGTCAGCAGCCGAGCCTTGAATCAGGTAGTTGTAGAACTTGTAGGCGTCACGGTCCATGCCGTCGCGCAAATGGATGCGCCTGCCGGCAATGGTTTTAATGTACCGCCTGGCCCTGCCTTGGAACCTCCCCTTGCCGAGTAGCATGTCCTGGATCGCCTCCATGGTTTCCGGCACCCACGGGGCAGCGTCCTTGACCGCAATGATCAGCGCCTCGGCGAACTCGGTATCCCATCCGAACTGCTCACACATCGTCACGATCTGCATACCATAGGAAAGACCGAAGCGGACGTTCTTGGCGTACTTGCGGCCGACCTTCTTGCCGTGCTGCTCCTGCAGGCCAGAGGCGTCAGCAACGAACTGGTGCTCGTCCAGGCGCGGGTTGTCGCGGTACATCTGGCGGATGCGCTCGCCAGCCTTGCCCACGGCAAAATGCGCCTGCAGGACGTTCTCTTGGCCGGAGAAGTCGAGCTTCACAAACATCTGACCGCGATCCGGCAGGAACACTTCACGGCACATGTGCGCAAGGTCCATGGCGTGATCCGTTCCGGCGAACAGCACGGTCTTCGACGGTATGTTCTGCAGGTTCGGTTTTGACGCGCTGAGGCGTGATGTCTGGCGAGCACCCACAGGGTCGAAGTTGCCGTGTATTCTACGGTCGCCGTTCTTATCGATAGCCATGAAGCGTTCCAGGTTCGGCCCGAGGAACTTGGTGATGATGTTCAGCACCTGTTTGTATTCCACGATGTCTGCCACAACCTGATGGGTCGCCTTGGTAGCGGCAAAACAGAACTTGCCGACGGAGGGGTTGCATGTGATCTGGTAGCCCATGCTGGCGGCCTGCACGGCTGTTCGCTCGGCGTACTGCTTCGGAACCATGAGCACGATCTTTCCCTTGGCCACACGGACATTGGGGAAGCTCTCCTTCAGGCGCTTGCGCTGGTCCCACACATCGTCGCCAACGAACCAGTCTGCCTTGGTGAACTTGCGGCCGTTCGGTGCCCAACCCTTGAACACGATCTTGCACTTGTACGGTACGCCGTGCGTGTCAAACAGTGCTGCCACCTGCTTCGGTGAGTTGATGTTGCACTCGCCGTACTTGGCCACAAACTCGTCGTGCAGCTTGGTGTACGCTTTGTTTGCGATGGCGCAGTTTTCAAGCCACTTCTCATAGTCGATGCGGACGCCGTGTTGCTTCATGCCGAGGGTGATACGCACCATCTTCATGTTCATCTCGAAGGCCGGCATCAAGCCTTGCTCCTCAAGGATCAGCTTCTGCTTCTCCCAGATGCGGACAGGTTGGTCCGCGTCCGAAATGACGTACTCACGTATCTCGGCACGGTACGAGAGTCCGGTCGGCGTTTCACCGTACCACAGCTTCTTCAAGTGCTGGCGGAAATCGCCTTTCCAGCCGTAGGCGGCCGCGATGTCAGCAAGCTTCTCGTGCCCCTTGCGCTCGCGCAGGTACTTCTGGGCCAGCGCGTCCAGGCTGAACGGCTGGTACTCGTCGATCAGGCTTTCGGCGATGGTCACGTCAATCAGCCCACACCTGATTTCCCGCGCCTTAATGCCGTGGGCGTGACACAACCAACCGGCATCGTAGCCGATGTTCGCGCCGATGAGCGTCGTGTTGGCAGAAAAAAACATATCTCGAATGCGGTGGGCGCCCGCCCCGTCTACAGCTTTTTTCTTCTGTTTCTGCGCGTCGTACAGGCCGGTGACGAGTACTTCGCCCTGCTTGAACACCCAGGACGGGCCTTGGTCAGTCAGGAGCGGGTCGTCGGTTTCACAGTCGAGGCCGAAGTACTTCATTTCTTCACCTTCTTCCAGCCGTCGCTCGGCCATATCCGTATTACCGTTGCCACCAGCTTACCGTCGCAATTGTATGGTCTTGCAAGAAAGCTGCCGGTGTGGCCCTTACGCCCTTCGAGCCGGACGCGCTCGTGCACGGGCTTGAACTTCCCGAACACCCACATCGGACTGTCACGTTCCAGGTCATCACCGATTTTCCAGCCGAGCGCTCGAAGTGTGTCGTTGAACTCGATGTCGGCTGCCTTCTCGGCAAGCATGTCAGCATCGGCCCGTAGCTTGGCCGCCCTGGCACGTAGCCTTATCACCTGCAATATGCTCATCTACTCCTCCATCATGTCGCGCACGAGTTCTACCACATTGTCCATGCCGTAGCGGCTCTCGCTTGGTATCAGATACAGCCCGATCTTTGGGCGGGTACAGGCGACGTACAAAACACGCAGCTCGCTGTCCAGGTCGAGCATGGTATTCTCGCTGACGAGCTTCGTCGAGTCCATGAACACTGCGCAGTAGTCACACTCACCACCCTTGACTTTGTATGTTGTCGCCAGCAGCACAAACGGTTCTGCCTTCGACATGCGCTCGATTTCCTCGATACCGTACTTATTCACGTAGTCGAAGTACACGTATCTGGCGGTCGATGGGATCAAGTCGCTTTCGACGAAATCTTCATCAAAGCTCTTGATATTGTATTCCTTCATGAAGTGCTCGCGTGCGTCACGTGTGCCGTAGCCTGCCTTGCGGTACATATAGAATCGCTTGATCTTGGCAATGTCGCGTTCCGGTATCACGAAGCCTTTTGATGTGTGGTACGGAACACTGAACGATTCAAGCGTCGTGGCCATATCGGCGATGAAGTGGTTGGCACGGAACAGGAAGTACCACCGGCTCGGCGCGTAACCATTGTCCTCAAAGTCCTTGCGCACTATGCGGGCGAGGATGTTGCGGTCGGAAATTGTTTTCACAAAGCCTTCCACATCCTTGATCGGCGCGTAGTCTTTGTCGACCTTGTGCTGGATGAGCTTCGTCACACCACGGGCAAACTTGTATACTGCCATCGGAAGACGGTGCGACTTCTCATGTTTGACTGTCGGGTATTTTTCCGCAAGGTGGATCAGTGTCTCCGGTGATGCACCCGAGTACGAGAAAAGACTCTGGAAATCATCGCCAGCTATGCGAACCTTCTCGGCGTTGCGTGACGCAATCTCGACAACTTCCCAGTGGGTGTGTGTCAAGTCCTGCGCTTCATCGATCATGAACACCTTCACGCCTATTGGCTTGCCGCGCTCCTTGAATCTGAGCAGGCAGTCATAGAAGTCCACAAGGTCATTCTGCTTCTTGAAGTTCTCGTAGGCCGAGATGAGCCGATCATAGTGCTCCTCGTCGTACATGCTGTGTACGAACACACCCTTGTCACCGCCAGAGCGGATCGCGTCGTACCGCTGCAACATCTTGTCGTCGTCGGTCTGATTGTCGAAGGTGGACGCCAGGTTCAGATGAAATCCGAGCATCTTGTTGAAACGGGCGATGTCCGAGCGCTCGATGATGTTCTTGTGCTTCAGTCCGGATTCGTGGAATGCCAGGCGGTGCAATGTCTGGAAGTACGGCAGGTCGTCGGGTGACAGCTGCGGGTTTGCCTTGATGGCGCGGTCGATGCCGTTCATGACGCCTTTTCGGGTGAAGGTAACGAAGGCAATCTCGTCCGGCCGGTAAACCTTCAGAAGCTCGACCACCTCCTCCATCATGGCGTGTGTTTTTCCTGCCCCGGCAGCTGCCAGATGTACCAGCACGTCGTCCGTGGCAAACTCTACGTCGTAGGCTTTCATTTTGTTTCCTTACACGAAATCCTTCAGAAAATCGTTCCCGTGTTTACGTTTCAGGTTTGAGAAGAACGCAGCCCAGGTGATACTGTGCTGCTTGCGCACCAGCTTCTGATACATTGCCACAGCCTCGCCGGCTGTCACATACAGCTCCTGACTGCCAGCAAGGTACTGACCCTTGGTGAAGTCGAACCTATACAAGCCGGCGTGCCACACGGAAATGCCGGAAGCA